AGTCCACTGATGTAGGCAAGTGGACGACTGGTACTGACGATTCACGCAACCGCGCTCTGACAGCTGCGGCTGAACGTTTGGACCGCGAAAGATTTTTAGGCGCACGCGCCACCGATACGCAAGCAAGGCAATGGCCGCGTACTGGCGTGCGAAAGCCCGATACCTACGTCAATACGTACGCCACTGGCTTTCCTTTCCGCATTTCTGAGGATTACTTCACCGACACAGAAATACCTGATCAGATCAAGCGGGCGCAGATTGAGCTTGCTGTTTACCTGAAGAACAACACGGACGGCATCAGCCTAAGCGGCTTGAACGATTACAAGAGCGTGTCAATTGGCAGCATTAGCGTCACGCCTGACAAGGCTGGAGCTGTTGGCGCTGATCACGTTCCGCCGATGTTTGAAAGGTACTTGACGGGCCTTAGAATTAGTGGACCAGGCAACATCGCTATCAAACGGAGCTGACCATGTACGGAGACCTTTCAGGCGGCTTCGAGTTCATCTCAGACACCGCTGAGCACACTGGGCGATTCCAGAAAATTTACTTCAAGGAAGACAGCGTGATCAGTGCAATCACTGTGAAGAACGCAACCGGTAACAGCATGGCCGGTGAAACCTATGTAGCTGACACCTATATCTGCGGGATCATTACGAGCATCACGCTGACTAGCGGCGCATGTCATGCCTATAACCTCTGATGGCACTTGCTGATTCGCTAGGCAAGGTTGCAACCAGTGTCTTGAAGGCGCTGGGTGCGGACGTGACGATCCGTTATGTCACCAGCGGCAGCTACAACACTACGACTGGCCTCAGCACTGAATCAACCAGCGACACCAACGTGAAAGGCGTTGTTCAGGCAGTTGCAAAATCTGAGGTCAATAGCCTGATTGAGGCACAGGACAAGCGCCTGATTGTCTCAGCAGAAGAGCTTGCGACAGCGCCTGGAACAAAAGATCGGGTTGTCATCAGCTCTGTTGTCTACCAGATCATCTCTGTCAACACGGTTGAGCAGGACAACACAGCAATTACCTACGAGCTGATCTTGAGGGGCTGATGGCTAAGCGCGAGATCACGATTCTGCAGATTGGTGATTACTGCGAGGGCAAGGTTCAAGAACTTGTCAAAGAAGCAGGCGTCAAGCTGCGCAATCGGGTTGTGGAGTTAAGCCCCGTGGGTAAAGTCAACGGCGGAACGTTCAAGTCAAATTGGCAGCCGCCTGTCTATGTGGACAAAGGGCTGACCGCAAGGATCGTCAACAACACCCAGAACTACGGCGAAGCCATCACTTATGGCGAAAACAAGCCGAAATCTTGGGATGGCAAATTCCGATCACGATTCGGATTGCCAGAAGGCTGGCCTACTTTGCTTGCCGGGAAGGACGTGCAAAACGCTATCCCTAGCATGTGGAGCAGGATTGTTAGCAAGCCATGAGCAGCACATATAACGACATCAGGTCTGCCATTGAGGCACGCATTGCCACAGAGATGGCAAGTTCACCCGCGTATCAGGTGAGCTATGAAAACGTGCCATTCACACCGCCCAATAATTCCACATGGATCAAGGTGCAGATCCGGTTTGGCGAGAACGCTTATGCAACGTTGCTAGGACCTACAACCGGCAGCAATCGCCAGTCGGGCATTGTTGTGATTGGCATTTTCAGCCCCATCGGTGTTGGCACCGGCGACAACTTCACACTGGCCGAACGGCTCAAGGATCTGTTTGATCGCAAGATCGTTAGTCAGATTGTTTTTGATGCTGCCAACGGACCCGCAATCGTTGAGGCTGGCGCACCTGAATCCTTTTTTCAAACAGAGCTAGCCATAACATTCAATGCGTTCGTACAATGAGCGCAGCCAACTACCGTACTTAACGCTATGGCCACCACGTTGTCCGGTACGTCCGGCGCCCTTTACTACAAGCCTGCTGGCACTGACAGCACGTTCACCGCATCGAACGTGACCAATGCCGATAATGAAATTATTGTCGGCACTTTTCTCAATTTCAAAGCCAACGACAAAGTGTCGTTTGGGACTGGCTCTGGGGGCACGCTGCCTGGCGGTTTGAGTGCCAGCACTGACGTGTTTGTCAAGACTTACGTCGCGTCCACTGGTGTCGCGACATTTTCAGCGACTGCTGGCGGCTCAGTGCTTGCGTTGTCGTCTGACGGCACTGATGGCACTACGCCTTTCACCATTAAGTTTGCTGAGTTCCAAGCGGTTGGCGCTGTTCGTGAATGGTCCTTTGAGATCACCCGTGATGAAATTGACGTGACCACGATTGGCCAAACCCTTGGCCAAAACGCACCGTTCAAGACCTACATCACCGGCTTTGCTGATGGTGAAGGTTCCGCGACCATCTACACCACTGATGACGACACCACCATTGCATCACGCTTGGTGGAAGACGTGATCCAGCGGATTCAAACAGGTGTGCAGTTCAAGCTGTATATCGACCGCGTTGTTTCCTCTGGCACCGTGAACGACACTGCAAGTCGTTCTATCACGATGGAAGCGGTGCTGACTTCTGCCAGCTATTCCGTCAACCCAGACGACGCCCAACAGATTGAGGTTGGATTCCGTCCGTCTGCTGTGCCTACTTTCGACCTGAGCAAAACCTGATCAGCTGTTGTTGGTTTGTTTGCCCCCGGCTTGCACTGGGGGTTTTTTCATGAGTAGTATCTGTTTACTGTTAACAGGTTTTTATGTCTTCCAGTGCAAGCGGACGCGCACTTGATCGCCTCAAAAAGGCCGCAAATCTGACGCCTGTTAAGCGCATCGTGATCCTGAGCAATGGAGAGGAATTTGTATTTTGGTCAACGCCTTTAACGATGGCAGAGCGTGAGCGTGCGCAAAAGCAGGCGAACTCTGACGACGCCACTCAGTACGCTTTGCAGCTGCTGGTCAACAAAGCTACTGACGAGAATGGCGAACGAATGTTCAAGGCAGGTGAAGTCGCTGAGCTGAAAAATGAAACGCGCGATGAAGACCTCCAAGGTTTGATGGTTGCTCTCATTACTGGAGAGGGCAATGTCACTGAGGATGAGGCAAAAAACTAAGCAAGCTCTTCAAGGATGATTGGCCTTTGAGGGTGCAGATGCGTGTGGCCCGTGAACTGGGTTACACGCTTTCTGAGCTTTCAAGCAAGATGTCCCGCGAAGAGCTGCAGCTTTGGTGCTTGCTGTTTGAGGTGGAGGCCCAAGAAGAGCAAGAGATGCGCCGGAAAGCTAAGCGGCGGTAGACTCAAAACAACTAGGCGGCAATCTTGTGGCTGGAACCGTTGTCATTGACCTCACAGCCAAGGACAATGTCAGCGCCACGCTGAGCAAGGTTGACGGGCAAGCCAAAAAGCTCAACAAAACGTTTGTTGACAGTAAAGGGAAGCTGCGAGATGCAAGCGGGCGATTCGTAAAGATGTCGAAGACTGCTGGCACAGCCAGGCAGAGCTTCAAACTGTTAGGGACTACATTCTCGACATACCTTGCGCCGCTTGTCGCTTTTGGCACAGCTGTTAAAGGTGTCACGGATTCGCTTGCTGTTTTTTCACAACGGCAAAAGGACACAGCCGCCCTAGCCAATGGCATCAAGGGGATGACAACCGATGGCAATGCCGCTTTAGCCTCGCTGAAAGCAAGTGCGGATGAGCTGGGCAAGGCCACTCTGTTCAACGAGGAAGACTTCACTAAAGGCTTCAAACTGCTGACCAGTTTTAAGACGATTGGCGTAAGCAGCTACGAAGAGGTTGCTGGGACAGCGGCTGATATGGCCCAAGTCTTAGATCAAGACATCAACAGCGTTTTGCTCCAAGTCGCTAAAGCCTTGGAGGCACCAGAGGTCGGATTGACTGCTTTGCAGCGTTCTGGAACGCGCTTTACTGACTCGCAGAAAAAGCAAGTTAAGGCAATGGTGAAGGCCAATAAAACCGCAGAAGCTCAAGCATTTATCTTGAAAGAATTGCAGCGTCAGTATGGCGGTGCTTCGGGAGAAGCCGCAAAAGGCTTTGCTGGAGCAATGGACACGCTCGGAGAAGAAACAAGAGATGCCATGGAGGCATTGGGAGAATTTGTCGCGCCAGCCATAACCGCTGGCATCAAAGCTTTAAGTAAGGGCATTAAGGCTGTATCAAGTTTTTTCCAAAATTTAGCCGGAAGGATTATGCCAAAAGCCCAAAAAGCTTTAGAACCGATCCTTACTGTTATGCGCAATATTTTTGAAAAAATTGACTTCGAGAAGGTTGCAAACATTGTCGGCAACCTTCTTGTGGTAGGTGTTCAGACTTTATACGACGCCTTGAGTCTAATTACGCCAGTGATAGCAGGAATTGTAGAAAGTTTGTTTAGGTTGGTTGAAAACAGTCCTTTCGGTTTCATGGTAAAAGGGATCATGAAAGTGGCCGAACATCTAGGTTTAACTAACCCCCTTGTTAACGAGCTGGAAACTGGAGCCAGCGGGGCGGCAAATAGCTTTAAAGATATTGCACCTGCTGTTGATGCTGCAGCGGAAGCACAAAAGCGCAAAATTGAACGCCTCAAGGAGGCTGTTGGCTTAGTCCAAAAAGAGAAGCAACAGATCCAAGCGCAAGAGCAAGCATATGAAAATAGCGTGAAAGTCACTAATGCTCGCCTCACTGCGGAAACAGAAATCAACAAGTTGCAGGGTGCGATCCTTGAACGGGCGTATGAACAGGCTACCTCTGCAAAACAGCGACTAGAAATTGCCAAGAAGATCTTTAAAAATGAAATCCAAGGCGCAGAAATTGCTTACAAACAAACACTTACTAGCATCAAAGCAGAACAGCAGCGGCTAGAGTTCCGCAAGCAAGCGGCAATAATTGAAGCAAAGGTTATCGAAGCAGAAGGTGAGCTGGCTGCCGCTAAGGCAGATAGTGCCGAAAAAGCAGAATTAATTTTACAAAAGACAAGAAACGCCGTAGACGTTCAGCATCAAGCAGTGCGGGCAATTGAAGGTCAAATATCAGCCCAGGGGCTTATTGCTGAAGAGCAAATAAAAGCGGCTGATGCAGTTCGGCAATACGCGACCCTTCAAGCACAGACAAAATTAGAGCAAAAACTTGTTAGCAAGGAAATTGGCATGAGCAAGACTGAAGCCAACAAATTAACGACGGAGTATTCCAACAGCCTTACTAATTCCAGAAATCTTCGTGATGCAACAGGGCAGGTGTCAAGAAACGCATCAGATGCGGCTTTCCAATTCATACAGGTTGCCTCTGAAGCCGATAGGGCTGCGACGGCTATTTTTAATGCTGCACGCCAACAAAGGGCACTCAACGCCGCTAGGGCACAACAAAACAGCAATAACGTAGAAGAACAGGCAGCAGGCGGTTACAACCTTGGGTCGTTTAAAGCCTTCGCAAAAGGTGGCGTTGTAAGAGGTCCAACCCTTGGCCTTATTGGCGAAGGTGGTGAGCCTGAATACATCATCCCGCAGAGCAAGGCGGCTGGGTTTGCTGCTAACTTCCTTGCCGGAAAGCGTGGTGCTGGTGCGATCCCAGGGTTTGCAGAAGGCGGTGTGGCAGTGCCTTCAACCGCAAACGTCAGCATTCAAACGGGTCCTGTCACGCAGATGAATGGTGCAGACTATGTGACAACTAGGGATCTATCGCTTGCTGTGCAAGCTGGCGTTAATCAGACCTTAGATTTAGTTCGCCGTGACAACAGCACTCGCCGCAGCCTTGGGATTATCTGATGGCAAATCGCGACATCCTCTGTTTTCTTGAATACTACGCAGACCGCACCAACGTCTTGGATGGGTCTGGGGATCGTGCACCGACAAACCAGTGGCAAAACTTTTATCAAACCCCGCAAACCCTTAGCGTTGATTCTGATGTCAGCGGAGAATACTTCTATTTGGCGTTCGACATTGAGGGCTTTGGTTCTAGCATTGGAGGCGAAATCAACGACTTGACGGTTTCTATTGCAGCGACTGGTGAGTTGGTTGACATTACTGATTCAGCGATGGGAGCAGACAATCTTGTTGTTGCGTCCTTGTATGTCCAAGACGGTGGATCTGACAGCCTTGACGCTTCAAGTGCACAGCTAATCAGCCGTTTTTATGGGTCAATCTCAGCGGCAGCTGTCAGTGATGCCACGATCACTTGGACGGTCAACCCAGGTATAAGTAACCTCAAAGCACAAGTCCCCTTCCGGGCGCTTGACACCGATTTGATTGGGAGATTTGACGTACCATGAGCCCTGGCTACGCCCCATACAATCCGGCAGACCCTGTAAGGTTCTCATCTTTTCCTGCCACTCCTAGGACAGTTGGTGCTGCTCCTCAGCCAAAAACTGCCGCAAGGCAAGCCAGGGTGCTTCAAGAGCGAGCACCAGAAAACACCAAGGTTCCTACTGGCAAATTAGATAAAGCGCAAAGGATAGGGCAAGGCGGCGAGACAATCCCTATTGTTTTTGGCAAAAAAAGAGGAACAGACGGCGGAGGTATTTGGCTGGCTCCCCCTTTGCTAAAAACTGGTTCAAAAGACTTTGTGCCTTCACATCTTTTTGCAATTAGCCAAGGCAAGATGGTTAGTTCTCCCAGCCTGGCAAATGTTTGGTCGGGGACAAAGAATCAAATTGCACTCAATTTGTCATTGACACTTACCCATGTATACAAAACAAATGCTCAGCTAGTTGCTACGCCTGTTTGTCCGATTGCAGGGGACGGGCTCTACTGTGGAATTGATACTTTTTCGTTTTTAGAACCAACCATTGATGGGTCTACCCATAACGCAGTCACAAGAGTGCGAGGCGTGCCTCTCAGCACTTTTTATCGAGGAATTAGGGTTATTACTAGGGGTACAGGTGACACTGACAACTCAACATACTCTTGCAGCTATAAAGTTTTCGACAACAGCACTGGCAACGATGTTACGACTGCATACAGGACGGCGCTAGGCTTATCGGGCAACGCACTCCAGTTCAACACGGATGGCAGCGTAGGCGCAAATCCGGTTCAAGTAGGAACTATTGTTGACCTTATCGCTTTAGTTGGTTACTCAGCGCCATCCCCAAGCACTTGGGCCTCAATAGGCGACGGATCTGGAAGTTTTACAACTGAATACACAGTTGTTGCCCGGGACCCGCACACGAATCTTTCAAACCCTTTCGATAGTCCTTACGCCTTGACAGGCAATCAGTTTGAAATAACTGCAAGTATTTATGCTAATCCAGATACGTCAACAATTACAGATTTCACAGATTATGCCGACATTACGTTCTTGAAAGCTGTAGGCGCTTTATTTGGAACACTTGACCAAGGAAGCTTGCCTGAGAACCCCAAGCAAATGTATATCTACTATGAGGAGGGCGTTGAGGTCGATCTATACAGCGCCGGGCTTTCTGGAGGTTCTTATACCACTGGAGCAAGCGATCAAATTGTAGATTTAGCGATGTATTTGTTCACGTTGCTGCAACGTGTGGATGGAGTAAATACTGCTGCCATAGCGTCTCCCATGAGCACAAGCAACATGCAGGCAGTCACTGCATTTTGCGATAACTACAAAATGCGTTTCAACGGAGTTATCTCCAACCGGGTGAACGTTTTGGAGTATCTAGGCTCGCTTGCACCATGCTTCCTTCTGTCATTTGTAAATCTTGACGGGCAGTTTCAATTCCGCCCTTTGCTGCCGGTCAATGGCAGCAATCTTATTGACACGACGGCTTTAACGCCTACGGCAACTTTTACTGACGCAAACATTTTACCTGGATCATTTAGCAAGTCCTACATCCCTGCAGAAGACCGAAGAGATTTCATTGCTAGCGTCGCTTTCCGTGAGGCTGAGCAAAAAGAAATCGGCACTGAGCGAACAGTGAAAGTAAGATATTCTTCAAACTCTGCGGACATTCCAGTTGAGCAGTTTGACCTAACAGACTTCTGCGTGATTGAGGCGCACGCTATTGCTTTTGCTAGGCACGAATTAGCAAGACGCAAGTATCAGACTCATTCAGTGACCTTCCAAGTGTCATTGTTGACGACAGGCTTGGCTCCAATGGACATTATAAAAATTCAACGGCAACGTATTTCAAGTGTCGGTGACAATCGCACTGAATCTGAGCACTATCAAGTCACAAGCATCACCCATTCAAGTGTCGGTGTTTCAACCATTGAGGCTATTCATTTTCCGCTTAACGGCAGTAGTGTTTCTTTAATAAGCAGTGATGCCGCAAGCTCTTCTCCATTCACGGTGTTCTGATGGCTACTTTCCCTTCATTAGTGCCAAATTCACGATCTTTGACCTTAGGAGATTTCCCAGGCATAGAGCATGAGGGTGTTTCTGGCGTTGGCGTGCATTTTTTATACAGCAATACAGATTTAGTCGAACAACAATTAAGCCTGCAGTACTTTTCTATTACCGAAGCAGAGCATGTATCAATCCTCAACCATTTCACAGGCCAAGATGGAGGGTTAGTCCCGTTTGATCTTCCTAGTGCAGTCTGGTCAGGGTATTCGGCGGTTCCTGTCAGTTCTTCTGATTATCAGTGGCGCTATGCAAGCCCCTGCCAGGTTGAGCCTGGCGGCATCACAGGGCGCTTCAATGTAACTGTTGAGTTGGTCGCAATTCCAATCTAAAACATGGCAAACATTTTCCCTTCATTGTCGCCAACAGTCCGAGTTTACTCAACTGGCAATTTTGTTGTTGCAGACACTTTCGCTGCAAATGGCTCCTACAACGCTTTTCGTCGAGGCAGCAGGCAAGTAAAGCAAACTCTGGAAATGGAGTTTGCGTATTTAACGGAAGAAAACATGAATCTGATAAAAGCACATTATTTAGAAAGAAAGGGGACTTTTGATTTTTTTCTTGCTTCGTCAGCTTTGTGGGGTGACTACAGCGATGACCCACCGGTAGAGCTGTTGGGAAACACAGCATGGCGTTTTGCAAGTCCTCCTGCTGTCACTGACACTTCCTATGACCGTTTCAACGTATCCGTTGCCCTTGAAAGTCACGCGATACTTCAAGGCGACATTCTTTCTGAGAGTGCTGGCTCTGATCCGGCTACGTCTTTTGACTACATTTATGATGCGCTTACGTCGTCAGCTACGCCAGCACGGCAGTACACCATCGACCCTGGAGCATCATGAGCGTCACCCTCACTTCTTTGATGCAGCAGCGGCGTGACACCGCTACAAACTGGACGAATAACAATCCAACGCTGCTGAACGGTGAGCTGGGTTATGAGACAGACACTGGATATTTCAAGATTGGCGACGGGTCTACGGCTTGGACTTCGCTTGGATATATCGATGGCACCAAGGTCAGTGCTTACCCGCTGGCGGCGGCTGATTTGAGCAGCAACGCTGTAACTACAGCAAAAGTCGCTGACGGTGCAATCACATCAGCCAAGTTAGACACAAACATCACTATTGGTGGAAACCTGACAGTTAATGGCACAACGACAACAATCAATAGCACGACGCTCACTGTTGACGACAAAAACATTGAATTAGGCAGCGTTGCGAGCCCTTCAGACACGACAGCTGACGGTGGTGGCATAACACTTAAGGGAACATCAGATCACACGATTATTTGGACAAACAGCACTGACAGCTGGGACTTTTCCGAGCACGTCAACATCGCTAGCGGTAAAGAGTTCAAGATTGCTGGTACTTCTGTCCTAAGCGCCACAACCCTCGGGAGTGCTGTTGTTAATTCAAGTTTGACCAGTGTTGGCACTATCACCACAGGCACTTGGACCGGAACCACAATTGCCGTTGGCAGCGGCGGCACTGGTCAGACCACCTATACAAATGGTCAGCTGTTAATTGGAAACACAACAGGCAACACGCTTACCAAAGCCACTCTTACGGCAGGCTCTGGCGTTTCCATTACAAATGGAGGCGGCAGTATTGAGATCAGCGCCACTGGCACAGGCGGCACGCTGACCAGTGTAAATGTGAGCGGTGGTACTGGATTGACATCTACTGGCGGGCCGATCACCAGCAGTGGAACGATCACCGTAAATCTCGACAACACTGCGGTCACGGCAGGAAGTTACACCGCAGCTGACATCACTGTTGATGCACAAGGTCGGATTACGTCTGCTCAAAATGGCGCGATCGCAACCGGCGAAATTACTGATTCAGCGGTCACTTACGCCAAGATTCAGGATGTCAGCGCAACTGACAAGATCCTTGGCCGTAGCAGTTCGGGTGCTGGTGTTGTTGAGGAGATCAGCTGCACATCTGCTGGCCGCGCATTGCTCGATGATGCCGATGCTGCTGCGCAACGCACCACGCTTGGCCTAGCGATTGGAACAAATGTTCAGGCATTTGATGCCGACACCGCAAAGCTAGACGTTGCGCAAACGTTTACCGCTGCACAGACGTTTAACGCTGGGATTGATGATGCTGATGGCAGCGTGCGAAGTGTCCCGCAAAACGCAAAGACTGCCTCTTACACGCTGGTGGCTGGCGATGCCGGTAAACATATAAGCATCACAACTGGAGGTGTCACTGTGCCCTCAGGTGTATTTTCTACTGGTGATGCAATAAGCATTTACAACAACAGTTCAAGTGACCAAACGATTACACAGGGAAGTTCTGTAACTTTGCGTCTTGCCGGTGATAGCGGAACGGGAAATAGAACTTTGGCTGGTTATGGTTTAGTAACTGTGCTTTGCGTTGCGAGTAACGTGTTTGTCATTGCAGGTGCGGGGTTGAGCTGATGAGTATTGTTCAGTTGCTTGCTATTCCAGCTTCATCAGCAGCAGGTGTAGATTTCAATGCCCATTATTTAGTTATCGCTGGAGGTGCTTCAGGTGGTTTTGCTGCTTTTTCTGTCGAATCTGGTGGCGGTGGAGCGGGTGGCTATAGGACTTCATATGGAACGTCTGGCGGAGGAGCTAGCGCAGAAAGCCAACTAACTTTGACGACTGGTATTAATTACGTAGTAACCGTTGGTGCGGGAGGTGCAGGTGCTGCTTCAGGAAGCGTTAGTAATGGTTCCAACTCAACGCTTGCGACTATTACATCCCTTGGCGGCGGTTCTCCAACAACGGTTGCGTTTGGGTTCATCAACTTTGCTAATGCCGCCACTGGTGGCAGCGGCGGCGGAGGTGGCTTGAGTCAAGCTGGCGCCAGCGGTACTTCAGGTCAAGGTAGTAGTGGAGGAAGCGGC